GTGCCAATCACTGATTCTTCCACGCTCTCGCTGCGCATTGCTCAGACACTCCGGCCTCTGGGCATCATCCGCAGTATGCGTTCTTACTCCATCATTGCCGACTGCCTGCGGCTTATCTGGGAACAAGAGGACCGGCTGGAAGCTGTCCAGAAAGAGGTCTATGAGCCGATTGCTGACAAGCAATGCAGTGACTGGACGGCCATTCAAAGCACCATCCGGCGTGCCGCGCAGACCGCATGGCACACCAACCCTTCCCGTGTGCAGGAGCTGGCTGGCTATCCGTTGGACGGCTGCCCCAGTGCTGTACAGTTCCTCGAAATGCTGTACAACGATCTTGCACGCGGCTGATCACTTCAACTTGTTCATCGCGTCCAGCTTTTCTTCCAGCGGGATGTGAGTGTAGCCCAGCGTGACCGCATAGTCCGTGTGGCCCAGCACTTCCTTTATAATTGCCGGGGCGACCTTCTCCACAGCCAGCAGCGTGGCCGTGGTGTGGCGCAGGCAATATGGCGTCATGTCTGGCTGCAGACCCACACGCTGGGCCATGTCGTGCCACTCGGCATAGAAGGTTTTCTCGTCCACCTCGCACAGGCGCTTGGTGCCGCTACGGTAGGCTTCCCGCACAAGGGGCATGATCTTGTCCGGGAAGATGATCTGCCGGGCCTTGCCGGCATCCGTTTTGATGCCGCCGGTGCAGTACTGTTCAGCCAGGTGGGTGTGCGCTTTCAGAATCGTGAGCATCTCACCGGTGCGCATTCCGGTGTAGGCCATGATGAGCCAGTACCGGCTAAACTCGTGGCCGGCATCGTAGTCCTGCCAGATCCGCTGCACCTCGTCCTCGGTCAGGGCGGTGCGTGTGCTGGCGCTGATCGGCGGCAGATCTAGCAGCTTGGAGTAATCCTTATCGGCATACTCGTACTTGAGGGCCAGCGTGTACATCTTGCCCAGCAGGGCCTTGATATCCCGCTTGGGGTAGTACCCGCCCTCGCGGGCGTCCACGATCGGCTGCAGGTGCGCATAACGCAGGTTCCGGATCTTGGCGTTCTTCAGCGGCTCCAGCGCCGCCCAGGCTGTGCGGTAGTGGCTGGCCTTGTCCTTGCTCAGCTTGGGCAATGTCTGCGCACAGATCATCTCCCACAGCTCCTGCAGGGTGGCATCCTGGGCAAATTCCTGCCCGTTCAGCACCAGCTCCCGCATCTCCGGCAGGGCCTGCACGGCATCCCGCTTGGTTTTGAAGCCGCTGCGGATCTTGTGGTAACGCACGCCATCCTTATAGATGTTGATTTCGGCACGCCACTTGCCAGCATTGCCGTACTGGTAGACACTCCCCTCCCCGTTCGACCGGGCACGAGGCTTCCGTGTGGTCACCAGCTTTGCGCCGCACCAGCAGCACCATGCTGCACCGTCCGGCAGCTCCTTGTGGCATTTCGGGCATTCAAACATTCTTTTCACCTCCAGAAGGGTACACTTTGACAAGCCTGCCCTTTTGGAGTACAATAACAGTTGGTTAGGTTGTCTTGTACCCTTGTGGGCAAGCCATTCTGCAAACGCTCTCGGTGTTGGTAGCACCGGGGGCGTTTTTGTTTTGTTCAACTACCGAGGATTCCTCGGCAACTCATAATAAAGCGACCCCGCCATGGTACGCATCATTGAGAGGCGTGGCGGGGTCTGTATCATGCATTTGCATTATATGCCACGCAATAAAGCAAGCGGAAGAACGGTTTTACTCCTTTTTCTCCTCTGCATCTTCTGCTTCAAACTGTGCCTTTAAAAGTTCTATCATGTTCACCATTGGCAACACAATTTTGCCATTGTTAAGAACCGCGGTGGAAATTGTTTCAATTTTCCCGCGCGCAATACTATACAATGCGGTAGACCCGTTAAGCCATAGTGTCGTGAAAAATTCCTCGTCTTTTGTTTCGACCGATGTTGAAAATTCACCGATCAGAACAATATGGTATCCACAGTTTGCATCTTTATTATCCGGGACGGAATAATTTCCATCAAAGGTCAACCGGACACGTCCGATTTTTTCTTTCTGATCTTCTGAAACGGCCGGATTGCTCACCGCCACTTTTACATTTGCATTTAAAACAGCATCTTCGCCGATATCCAATAAATTATTTGTGATGGTGCACTCTGTAATAAAACTATTTTTATATTGGATATTGGCCGAAAACTCATTTATGTTCATTATGCAGCCCCTCCATTTGTCACCTTTCCAAAGTCAAGCCGAATCACATTTGAAAACTCTGTATTTTCAGAAACAATCGTGTGTGCACTCTGCGGGCGAACCGAAACAGAATTTACCGGCACGGATACTTCCTCAAAGACCAGAGGACATTCTACAGAAAGATTCAATGCATTAGCGATCTGCACAAGAGTATCGATCGTATAGTTGCATTCTCCGCTTTCCCAGCGGGATACCATGCTTTGCTTTACACCCATTTTTTCGGCCAGTTCTTTTTGGGATAAATTCAGTTGTTTGCGCGCCTCTCTGATGGTCTTGCTGATTTCAACACGAATTGCAGTTTGAGCCAACTCAACTACAGACATGTTTTCAGCCAAGGATTCCACCAAATCGGCCAATGTTGCTTTGCAGGGCATTTTCATCTCTCCTTCAATAATTCTTCTAAACGCTGTCTTGCAATTGGAATATGTGCCGAATAACTGGTTTTCTTTTTCCCTGCCCGTTCGTGGAACGTAGACAGTAGATAAATATGCTCATTCTGATAAGCAAATATAATGCGAAAATTCGTAGTCGCAAACAGAAAGCGCATTGAACACAACGGGGCTTCACCACTAAGATGTTCCATCGGCGCACCTCTTCCGCCAATGGCCGCATCTCCATACATTTTCAGGTTTGAAAGATATTCTTCCAGCTTAGAAAGAAATTGCCCTTCCATTCCTGCATTTTTTAGAAGCACAACCAGTTCTTTCAAGGTGTCAGAATGTAATATCAGCATATCATCATATTCAGAAAACAACTGGATCAGTAATTTCAAGAATTGATCTTTGTTCAGAAAAATCACTTCCTCCTATTGCAGAGTATATCACTTAAAAGTGATACTTACAACATTTCAATAAAATTTCACGCATTCTTGAACATCATATACCTTTTCACCCCACCCAGTGGGTCCAGCCCACGGCCTTGCCCTCGATCTGCACGTCGTTCAGTTCCGGGCCGGTGTAGACCATGGGCGCATAGGCGGCGTTTGCGGGCATCAGGGTCAGGGTGCCGTTCTGGTAGTACACCCGCTTGAGGGTGGCTTCCTCGCCGATGCGCACCGCGGCAATCTCGCCGTTTTCCACCTCGGGCTGGATGCGGATATACACCACGTCCCGGTCATGGATGCCGGCACCCTCCATGCTGTCGCCGTGGCAGGTGAGGGAGAAATCGCACCGGATGTTCTCCGGCACGTCCACGATTTTTTCAATGTTCTGCTGGGCCAGGATGGGCGTGCCGCAGGCGATCGAGCCCACCAGCGGGATCTTCTTCATCTTGGGCATCGGCTCAAACCCCTTCGGGATGGGACGAGGGGCGGGGGCAGCGGAATGATCGAGCACAATCGGATCAGCAATCTTAATATCCGTACGGCCATACAGATAGTTCATATCCACATTAAACAGGTCAGCGATTGCCTCCATGGTCTCAAACCCCGGCTCTCGCTCCCCACGCTCATACATGTTTACACTGCTCTTGGACAACTCCAACTCGTCCGCAAGCCGCTGCTGTGACCAGCCTTTTTCACGGCGCAGCGATTTCAGCCGCTCTGCAAAAGTTGCCATTTGGCCACCTCCCTATATTATTACAATCAAATAATAGCACATATCGTGCACAAATTCAAGCACAAAAAGTGCACTATCATTTTATGCACATTTTGTGCACTCTGCGAATAGATTTCTTTCTCCACTTTGAGTACAATAAGTGCACAGAAAGGAGGTGACCACCACGGATGGACAGTAAGACAATCGGCCATAAGCTGCGTGCGCTGCGTGGCGAAATGGACGCAAAAACCGTTGCTGATGCGCTTGGAATCAGTACTTCGGCGCTTTTTATGTATGAGCGTGGCGAACGTATTCCCCGCGATCAGATCAAGAAGCGCATCGCCCAGTACTTCGGCCAGAGTGTCGAAGAAATTTTTTTCGCAGAGTGAGTACATATTGTGCTCATTTCAAAGGAGGTGAAAGCGAGATGACCTTTGCACAATTTAAAAAGACCATCCCCCACATCAAGAAAAAGATGCAGGGATGGCCGTACAAAGCAATCATTATTGACGGGCCGCAGGGCCCTACCGGCAAGACCACTGCTGCAAAGCTCCTGCGGGAACAGGGCTTGACAGTCTACGAGGATTGGGAAGTCCTACACGTCACTTTGGATGCTTTGCTGCCAGAATGGCAGGAGAGCGCTGAGAAACGTTAAATGTCCAGTTTACTGCTTCTCTGTTTTCAGTCCGATAACCGGCTTTCAGCATGGCTCCTTTGAATTCTCCATTTGTGAAGTACGAGTTTTCGCCGGGAGCAAGCTGAACCAGATGTTTCAGTGCACCGGAGCCACTTTTCGGATTGATGGACTGGATAGGATTTAGATTCTTCCGAATCCAGTCTAAAAGCAGCTCCTGTCGTTCTGCTGGCAATGCTTCAAACTCATAGGAATCGTCTGCCACAATTACACCTCCTTCCTGTTTTTTCCAGTATACCGCAGGAGCGAGGTGCACACAAGGAGGTGAAGAAGATGGAGAACCACAAAAAGCCCAGCTGGAAAGAACGGCTTTCCAACTGGACAACGGCAGAGTTGATGAGACTTGCACTTTTCTTCCAGTGCATCGCACTGGTTTTTCAAATTGCCGCACTCATCCTAACAATTGTAAGATTAGCGTTATGAGCGCAGCCAAAAAGGACGCACCGCCAAAAATCGCGGCCGCAAGGGAAACCTTATAGCTTTTGAGAGCGAGCTCTCTATTCTTCTTGTTTTCCTCGGCTTGCTCTTTTTGGTCAGCTTCCATCATCTCTAACATTTTGCGAATATCTTCCGCGGAACCAAGTTGGGCGTTTGCCAATTTTTCCTTGCGAGCAATCGAATTTTGTATCATTCGATTTTCTTGCTCTTGTTGTTCCGCAAACTGCCTCATGACATCATGAACCTGCCAGGCACTGTTAAGATTATCGTAAAGACCCATACAACACGCCTCCCTTCCTCTTAAGTATACCGCAGAAGGGAGACACCCACAAGGAGGTCAAACCCACATGAACGACTTAACCACATTCTCAAACCCCGAGTTCGGGCAGGTGCGCACCGTGGAGATCAACGGCACGCCCTGGCTGGTCGGCAAGGACGTTGCCGTGGCGCTTGGGTACAAGAATCCCCAGCGGGCCATCCGTGACCACGTTGATACCGAAGATCAAGGGGTGACCAAAACGGTCACCCCCTCCGGTGAACAGGAGATGCTCATCATCAACGAATCCGGCCTGTACAGCCTGATTTTGAGCAGCAAGATGCCCAAGGCCAAGGCCTTCAAGCACTGGGTCACCAGCGAGGTGTTGCCCGCCATCCACAAGACCGGCGCATACGAGAGCTTCCAGGCCAAGCAGCACATCGAGCAGCTGGAAGCCACCAACACCCGGCTGAACGCCGCCATTCAGGCCGTGAGCAGTGCAAAGCAGCAGCTGGCGGAGGTCATTGATCTGCGGGGCGAATTTATCAAGCTCCGGGATGACCGCAAAGCCCGGTTCATCCAGGCCAAAGCCGATTACGGCAAGATGTGCGACAGCCTGCGGCAGGCCGAGAGCCTGGTGCAGCGGGCACAGGCCACGCTGGACAGCTGCATCGACCAGCTGAGCATCGTGGCCTTTGGCCTGCCGGGCTTTGACGAGATCATGCAGACGGCGATGGAGATTGCCCTGCCGGACAAGAAGGAGGAATGATCTATGGAAAAGACCCCGTTCCCCACCACGCTGGACGAGCTGGAGACCTACCCCCAGCAGACCCTGACCGCCGAACAGGTGGCGCAGTTTCTGGGCTGCAGCGTGCAGTCCATCCGCAGCCAGGCACAGATCGACGCCGGAGCCTTGGGCTTCCCGGTGATCTTGTACGGCAGTACCATCCGCATCCCGCGGCTTGGCTTTATCTACTTCATGCGCTACGGCCGCACCAGCGTCCAGAAGCGCAGCTACAAGTAAGGAGGACATTATGACCACCACCATCATCACCGCCAGAGAGCGGGCGCAGGCCCCCATCGGCCTGCCGTACATTGCACCGCTCATGGCGCACGCTTGGTTCCGGTGCGATATCACCGCAGGGTCTGGCATCTACAAGCTGGGCCGAGATGTGGCCGGGCTCAAGTCCGTACCCATCCAGATTTTTGCCAACGGTGAGTGGCACACCGTCGTGGGCTGGGACACCGATAAGTGCTACCCCTCGTGGAAGCGAGGGCTGAATTTGGAAGAGGAGGAAGAGGCATGAGAATCAAATCCACCGTTTTGCAGGTGCTGGCAGGCGCCTGTCTGGGCGCAGGCCTGCTGTACGCCATGGGCATTGAGGGCGGGGCCCAGCTGGGCCAGCCCGTCACCGACGGCGAGTTCGTCACCGCCATGGTGCTTGTGCTGGCAGCTGTCTTTTTCATGCGCCTAGGCTTTGCCGCCCAGGACGCCGAGGAGCGGGCCCAGCGGAAAGTCCACAAGGAGCCCCAGAACACCGTGAAGAGCCGGAAGAAGGTGGGCTGATGCTGAAAAAGAAGCTCATCAACCTGCTGTACACTCTGGCGCTCTACGCAAAGGACAAGCTGCTGGACGCCGAAATTTGGGCGCTTAAGTGCACTGTCCGGACGCTTGAGGCACAGGGCAGAATCCTCGACCGTGTCCTTAAGCTCACAAATGAGGCTGACGCATGACCGCCAAGGAGTACGTCGAGAGCCTGCACAGGCAATACAGACGGCTCGCCCAACGCAACCGGGATGCAGTGACGACGGCCCGCTGGCTGTCTGATCAGCACCAGTGCGAGGGCCGGGCCGAGGCCTATGACATTGTGGCCGAGGAGCTGGAAGGTGTGCTGCAGCTCATGGAGGACAAGCCCCATGCCTGACCTCGTCAACAATGCCTTTTGGTACACCGTGTGGGACGCCAAAACCGGCGACCTGCTGGCCAGCGGCACGGCTGCCATGTGTGCCCGGCGGCTGGGCTACGCCAGCGCAAATTCTTTTGCCGCTTCCGTCTGCCACTGGCTCAAGGACGGCAGGCAGCACGTCAAGTACATTTGTCAGCGGGAGCTCATCCCGCGCAGCGAGGTGGACAGCCTGACGCCACCCCGGAGAAAGGAGTCCCATGAAACTCACTGACCGCAAGGCCCATGTGCTGGCCTATCTGGTGCAGGAACTGCCCCTCAAGTGGCAGGACAGGGACTGTGTGGCAAATCTGGCCGGGGCAGCTGCCAAGCTCAGCACGGCAGCTGCATCCATTGAGAGCAACGCAGCCTACTGCATCAAGACGGAGGGCTGCCTGGACGTCAACGAGCTGGAACGCATTCCCTCCAACTATATCCGGGAGGCCGCCATGTCCTGCGGCACGGCTCTTGCCTATCTGGAGCTTACCGCAGCCATGCAGGGCTGGGAACCCCGCCAGATCCTGAAGCTGGCCGATTCCGGCTATGAGCTGGCCCACGGAGAAAACGGCTTTGAAAAGCCTGCCCGCGAGCACGGCATGGACGAAGTGGGCTACCACTATGCATCCGCCGACCAGCGTGCCGAATGGATCAGAGTACTCTCCCGGCCCAAAAAGGAAGAGCCCGCCGGTGGTAACGACACCGACGAGCCCAAAGGATGATGGATTTTCTACTCACCATCATCCTGATGATATCACATCAGAAAGGATTTTACAAATGAAAGGTATTTTGATCGAGCCGGGCAAGTCCCCGGAAGTCACCTCTCTGCCGGACACCCTGCAGGGCATCGAGGCCCGTCTGCAGTGCCCCTGTGAGCAGAAGGTTTTGCCCCGCACGCCGGCAGTGCTGGTGTACGGCATCATGGGTAGAGACTTGAACCGCATCTATCGCGGCCAACACCTCTACGGGCCCATCCTGTGCTATGGCTGGCGGAACAACACCCTGCAGCCGCTGAGCAAGGACCTGCAGGCCGAGATGCTGGACCGCCTGAAGGACACGGAGGTGCGGGTATGAACGAGTACATCATCAGCCAGAACTGCAACGGTGTCCACTATGCCTATTCCCGTGGGCGGTTCTGGCGCTGGGACGAATCTGCACACGTCTGGAAAGAGAGCCACCTGCTGGCCCAGAAGTTTGGCAAAGCCAAGACCGTTGAAAAGCGGCTGACCCCGGAAGCGTTTCTGACCAGCAACGAGTTCATCCCGATGGACGACTACGAGCTTCCGGATCAGATGCTCACCGCCCTCCGGGATGCCAAGCCCTGCAGGAATGCGCCGGTTGAGCCGGTAGAAGAATGCACAGCGCCGGTTCCTGCCCATACGGCAGATGTTGCCGAACCGTGCGGCAACGTTCCAGCTTCTCCCTCTTTTGATTTTTCCGCACTGGGCGACCTGTCCGGACAGGCTGCAGAGGCTGACCATCAGTTTGATCTGCACTACGGCACCGCACAGGATGAATACCTCATCTCCTGCATCTATCTGGCCCGGGTGCACGCCCTGACGGCCAAGGCTGGCCGCTACGGCGGCGGTACATGGACAAAGTGGTACGAGAGCAAGGGTTTGAGCCATGGCAGCGCCACAAAGATGGCGCAGAACGGCGACGCTTTTAAATCGTCAACTGTTGACGAATTAAAATGCCTGCCGGAGCTGACCCGCAAGGACCTGAACCTGATTGCCCGCTCTGGCTGCGCCGAGCAGCTCACCGCAGCCGCCGGGGACAGCCAGCGGGTGCAGGATCTGCTGGCCCAGCTCAAAGCCGAAAAAGAGCGCGCCGACACTGCCGAGCACCAGCGGGATGCCGCGCAGGCGGATGTGACAGGGCTGTACGAGCAGAACACCCGGCTGAAGGAACAGGTAGATGCCGCCGAAGCCCGGGAGGAAGAAGCCTGGAAGCTGCAGGGCCAGGCCGTGCAGCGTGCCAAGACCGCCGAGGACGCCCTGAAAAAGCAGCCCATCACCGGAGTTGTGGACAAGGACGAAGTGAAGCGGCAGGCGGAGGCTCTGTCCCGCAACGCCGTGCAGGAAGCCCGGCAGCAGGCCGCCGAAGCGCAGGCCCGGCTGCGGCAGTATCAGGAGGACGCCGAAGGGCTGCTTGCCCCGGCACAGGCCTGTGCCCAGCAGGCGCAGTTCATTGCGGACAGCGTGCGGGCCATGTACCTGAACTGGTTTGGCAGCGCCGTTGCCGCCGACGCTTCGCTGGCCCAGATGGGCACCCCTTTGTATGCCGTCTGCGGGGAGATCATGTCCTCGCTGGAAGAAGAAAACACCATCAACCCCACTGCCGCCGGCAGTGAAGAGGACGCGGAACGGGAGGCGTTGTTTGAATGAAATTCGATTACAAAGCATTGATCCGGCTCATGAAAAAGAGCTACAAGGGCGGCGGCATCAAGATCATCCGCACCGAGCGGGAGCTCCGGGACTGCTTTTTCCTGTCCGGTGCCGGCTGGGCCCTGCTGATCCCCAAGGAAAAGTGCCCCGGCGAGGTCACCGGCCAGATTGTCACCTGGCTGGCCGACCTGCCCCGCATCGGGTATGCCGCCTGGGTGGTGAAGGGCTTTGACCCAAAGCCCCTGGAACCCGCAGAGCGGGACCTTGCTATTGCGGACTGCACCGCCCTGACCTACAATCTGGGCATGAAGCCCCTGCCCCTGCGCACCGAGACCGAGTTTCTGGTGCAGCTGGGCAATTTTGAGACCGCCGCTTTTGATCTGGACGCTTTTGCCGTGGTGGACGGCGGGGCAAACCTGGGTGCCTTTGACCCCGGCGTGATTTTAGCCCGCTGGACAGACGAGGACACCGAGGCATGGTTCTGGATCTGGAACGATATCACCAGCGTGCCCGAGATTGCCCGCACGGCGGCAACCGCCTGCCGCGTCTGGCACACGGAAAAGGAGAATTGACATGGTAGAAGTAACTGTCGCCACCCGAGAAAAATCCAAGCTCCGCATTGCGCTGGCCGGCGTGTCCGGCGGCGGCAAAACGCTGGGCGCCCTGCTGCTGGCCTCCGGCATGACCGGCGGGGACTTCAAGAAGATCTGCCTCATCGACACCGAGCACAAGCGCGGCCAGCTGTACGCCAACCGTTCGGATCTGGGCATCGGGGCCTTTTATTACATCGAGCTCACTCCGCCGTACTCCCCGGCCCACTACAAGGAGGCTGTGGACGCCGCCGTACGCACCGTCGGGCCGGATGGCGTGGTCATCGTGGACAGCCTGTCCCATGCCTGGAACAGCTCCGGCGGTGTGCTGGAGATCAAGGCCGGCATTGCCGCCCAGCCCAACAAGAACAGCTATACCGCCTGGGACGAGGCCGGCCGCATCCAGAACGATTTCATCAACTACCTGCTGTCGGTCAACTGCCACACCATCTGCACCCTGCGGGTCAAGCAGGATTATGTGCTCACCGAGAACGACCGCGGCAAGCAGGTGCCGGTGAAGGTGGGCATGGCCCCCGTGCAGCGGGACGATGTGGAGTATGAGTTCGACCTGATGCTGAACATCGGCCGTGACCACATTGCCACCGCCAGCAAGGACGTGACCTTTCTGGACGGCCTGAACACGGTCATCACGCCGGAGCTGGGCAAGCAGCTGGCCGACTGGGCCAACGAGGGCAAAGAGCCGGTGCGCTGCGAAGCCTGCGGGCATCTGGTGTCCGCCACCGGCAAAATGACCCTTGCCCAGCTGGCAGAGTTCACCCGCAAGACCTACGGCAAGTGCCTGTGTGCCGCCTGCGCCAAAAAGGCCGAGCTGGCCCGCCGTGCCGCCGAGAAGGACAAGGAGGCCGCCCATGAAGCCCAGTGACGCCCGTGTCCGGCAGAAAAAAGACCGGCTGCAGCAGGCCCGCAATGCCCGGGGCAAGAGCTGGCAGGACGATCTGCTGGCGGTGCTGGGCGGCATCCCGCAGGCATGGGCAAGGCTCTGGCCCGCCGACTGGGGCGGCCAGCCCTATGACATCGAGGCCACCATCGACGGCCGCAGCTGGGGCATTGAGTGCAAGCACATTGCCAAAGGCAACCTGCCCTTTTCCGCCTTCCGCCCCAACGAGGTGGAGAACCTTTCCCGCAAGGAGGACGCCGGCGGCATTGCCGTGGTGGCCGTGCGCAGGGACACCCCTGCCGTGGACTGCTTTTTCCCGTGGTACTACATCCGGGATGCCATCGAGAGCGGCGAGCGCGGCAGCGTGAAGCTGGAGGGCCTGCCCACAGACCTGCTGAACGTGCTGGAGGTGGTGCACCCGTGATCTACACCCTGGATGGAGAGTTGCACCTCTCCGATGTGCCCACCCCGCTGCTGCACCAGCTCATCCGGGAGCTGACCGTGCCGAACCCCCGCTACGAGAACGCCCTGCGGCTGGGCCGCCCGGCCTGGAACATTCCCAGGACCATCATGCTGTACGAGATCAAGGGCAACGCCCTCACGCTGCCCCGGGGCATGGCCGAGGAAGTCTGGCGGCAGCGCCCGGCAGGCACCGTGTCCAAAGACAGGACCCTGCGGGGCGAGCCCTGCGCCTTTGAAAAGGCCGGCTTTACCCTGCGGGACTACCAGAAGCAGGCCGTGGACGCCGCCCTTGCCTGCAAATGGTGTCAGGGCGTGCTGGTGGCCCCCTGCGGGGCCGGCAAGACCGAGATCGGCATGGCGCTCATCGCCCGGCTGGGGCGGCCATCCCTCTGGATCACCCACACGCTGGATCTGGCCCAGCAGGCCAAGGAGCGTGCCCAGCTGCGCCTTGGTCTGGACGACCGGGAAGTGGCCGTGATCTCCGGCAAGAGCAAGCGCCTGGGCACCAAACTCACCATTGCCACCGTGCAGAGTTTGTACCGCATGGAGCTGGACGAGCTGTCCCGCACCGTGGGCGTGGTGATCGTGGACGAGTGCCACCATGTGGTCAACAACCCGGAATCCGCCAGCATGTTTGCCGCGGTGCTGCGGTGCCTGCCCGCCCGGTGGCGGTTCGGCCTGACGGCCAGCGACCAGCGCAGTGACGGCCTGAGTGAGACCATCTTTCAGGTGCTGGGCCCAAGGGTGGCGGTCATCGACCCCGGCCAGCTGGAACAGATCACCATCACGCCCCGGGTGGAGACCGTGCCCACCGCCTTCGTGTACACGCCCCGGGCCAACGAGAGCCCCATCGACTATGTGCGCCTGATGCACCACATGGCAGCGGACGAGGCCCGGATGCACACGGTGGAAACGGTGCTGGACCGTGCCATCACCGAGGGCACCAGCTGGCTGGTGCTGGCCGCCTCGCTGGCCGTGCTGGAACGGCTGCACCGGTACGCGCTGGACCTGGGCCTTGCGGCAGAGTTCGTCTGCGGCAGCACCAAAAAGGCTGACCGCCAGCAGGCCCTTGCCCGCATGAAGAACGGGCAGGCGCGCATCCTGTTTGCCACCTACCAGCTGGCCAAGGAAGGACTGGACATCCCCCGGCTGGACCGGCTGGTGCTGGCAACGCCCACCCGCAACAAGGTGATCGTGCAGCAGAGCATTGGCCGCATCCAGCGCCCGGCCCCCGGCAAGACCGAGGCGCTGGTGCTGGACATCGTGGACGAAAAGACGCCCCAGCTCCTGACGCAGTACAAGCAGCGCCGGAGCCTTTATAAAAAGATGAACATCACAGAAAAGGAGTAACTACTATGAGCGAACTGAACTATGCAAGCACCCTTGCCGCACTGGATGACGAATTTGCCTCGGCCAGTGCCAGCACCGGCTCCGGCAGCGTGCCGGTGGGCCGTTACAACGCCATGATCAAGGAGGCCAAGATCGTGGCCCGCACGGGCGGCGGTCTGGCCCTGAGCGTGTCCTTTGTTGTGACCGAGGGCGAGTACAAGGGCCGCTACGCCTTTACCAGCTACGGCCTGCACAAGAACGGCCTGCCTTATTTCAAGGGCTTTTTGCAGACCATCCAGCTGCCCCTCGAACGCCTGAGCGAACTGGAGCAGATCCTGCCGCAGTTCACGGGCCGCCGCTGCGCCATCAATGTGCAGACCGACAAACAGAACCCCCAGTACACCCGCACCTATGTAGACAAATATCTGGGCATGGGCGACATCCACGAGGTGCTGGGCGCATCCGCTCCGGCAGCCGACGCGGACGGCTTTACCCCCGCCGACGATGACGGCGACATGCCCTTTTAACCGGAGGTGCTCATGCTCGAACAGTTCCCGCAACCCTTGAAAGAGGCGCGCCGCTGGGTCTGTTTTGATGCTGCCAAAACTCCCATCAACCCCGCCACCGGCAAGAACGCCATGCCCAACGAGCCCTCCACCTGGGGCACGCTGGCAGCGGCACAGGCCGCGGTCACCCGCTATGGCCTGCGCGGTGTCGGGGTGCTTTTGGGAGATGGGCTGTGCGGCATCGACATTGACCACTGCCGGGATCCGGCCACCGGGGCCCTCTCGGACATGGCGGTGCAGATCATTGCCCGGATGGACAGCTACACCGAGGCCAGCCCCAGCGGCACCGGCGTGCATATCCTGTTCACCGGCACAAAACCCGCCGGCCCCTGCCGCAAGAGCAGCATCGGGCTGGAAATGTACGACGGCGGCCGGTATTTCACCGTGACCGGCAACGTGCTGGAAGCAAAGGCCATTGCCGAGCGCACCGAGGCCTGCGCCGCCGTCCATGCGCAGTATCTGGCCAAGCCCGAACCCGCCGGCACGCCCGCCCCGGCTGTGGTGTGGCAGGCCGTGGACCGCTCCGACGAGGAGATCCTGCACACTGCCTGCAGCGCCAAAGACGGGGAGCGCTTTGCGGCCCTGTATGCCGGCAGCTGGCAGGCCTACTACGCCAGCCACAGCGAGGCGGATCTGAGCTTCTGCAACCTGCTGGCCTTCTGGTTCGCCGCTGACAAGGCCCGCATGGACCGGGTGTTCCGTGCCTCCGGCCTCATGCGCCCCAAGTGGGACCAGCGCCGGGGTGCCAAGACCTACGGCGACGCTACCCTGGACCGTGCCGTGGCCGACTGTCAGGAGGTGTACACCCCGCCCCCGCAGACAGCAGACGGCGGCCCGGCCTTTGCGGATCAGGACGAAGCCCTGCGGGCCCTCAATGCCAAATACACCGGTGTCGGCAGGGAGCAGGCCCCGGCCAGCGCGCCGGCCCCCGGCGTCAAGAGCTACTCCATGGACGACACCGGCAACGCCCGCCGCTTCCGTGACCGGTACGCCGACCGCCTGCGCTACAACCCCACCGACAAGTGCTGGCTGGTGTGGGACGGCACCCGCTGGCAGCGGGACGACCTGGCCACCGTCAAGCGCTTTGCAGACGAGATGCTGGATCAGATGGACAAGGCCTGCTTTGGCATCCGAGACACGGACAACGCCGCCGCCCAGCGCAGACACGTCCAGAAAAGCCGCTCCAGCCGGGGCAAGGAGGCCTTTCTCAAGGAGGCCCAGCACCTGCCCGGCATCCCCATGCTGCCGGAGCAGTTCGACCGGAACCGGGGCCTGCTGAACGTGCAAAACGGCATCCTGGATCTGGCCCGCCGCAAGCTGCTGCCCCATGACCGGGAAAAGTATATCACCCGTCTGGCGCAGGTCATCTATGACCCGGACGCCGCAGCGCCCACATGGCGGGCGTTTCTGGATTCCGTCACCGGCGAGGACAGAGCTCTGGCCGAATACCTGCAGGTGATGACCGGCTACTGCCTGTCCGGCTCCACCCGGGAGCAGTGCATGTTCTTTCTCTACGGCGACGGCTCCAACGGCAAATCCACATTCCTGGAGGCGCTGGCCAAGCTGTTCGGCGATTACGGCATGAACGCCCAGGCCGAGACCATCACCAGCGCCCGCAGCCGCTCCTCCGGTGCCGCCCGCAGCGACGTGGCCCGCCTGAAAGGGGCCCGCCTTGTCACCATCGAGGAGGGAGATCAGGGTGCCATGCTGGACGAAGGTCTGGTCAAGCAGATGACCGGCGGCAACACCATCACGGCCCGTTTCCAGTACGGCAAGGAATTTGAGTTCCGGCCCGAGTTCAAACTGGTCATGGCAACCAACCATCTGCCCCGCATCCATGGCACCGACGTGGGCATCTGGCGGCGCATCCGTCTCATCCCGTTCACCCAGTGCATCCCGCCGGACAAACAGGACATGCTGCTGCCCCAGAAGCTGGAAGCGGAGCTCTCCGGCATCCTCAACTGGGCGCTGGACGGCCTGCAGAAATGGCTCTCTCTGAGCAAGGGCGGCAAAAAACACGGCCTGCCCGCCTGTGCTGCTGTGGATAAGGCCGTGGACGCCTACAAGCAGGATCAGGACCGCATCGCCGCCTTTCTGGCCGACTGCACCGAGCCCGCCGAGGGCCAGACCGTGCAGGCCAGCGTGCTGTTCCGCACCTATCTCAACTGGTGCAGCGACAACAACGAGAAGTGGCGCATGGCCAACAAGCAATTCGGCATCGAGGTCAAAAAGCACTACGAGGTGCGCAAGGGCATGTACTACAACGAGTATGTGGGCATGGCCCTGTCTGAGGAGGGCCTGCGCTGCATGGCGCTGAACCGCGGTGCAGAGCTGCCCGCCCGCAGCACCCAGGGCCCGCCGCTGTACGAACAGACCCGCCTGAAGAACTGAGTATGGAGGGAATGGAGGCAAAGGAGCCTTTCCGGGGACTTTCCTATATATTCTATTTTTTTGTTCCCCTACTAGGGAGTTTTCGGAAATAGGTTCCTACCCTCCATACCCTCCATAGAAAGGAGAAAACGAGTTTGACCTACGAAGAGAAAAAGGCCTGGCTGTGGAGGTACCGGTCGGCCAAGCGGTTCGAGCGGCTGCGTCTGGACGAGCTGGCCACGCTGGAGGCCGAAGCCATGCACACCACCCAGCGCTATTCCGCCATGCCGGGCGGCGGCGGGGACGGTCAGGCGCTGCCCCGCGCGGTGGAGCGCATCGAGGAAGCAAGGCAGGCTGCTGAAGCACAATCCACTGTGTGCGACGCCATCCGTGCCGAGCTGATGGACGTGTTCAGTCAGCTGGACGATGAGGTGGATTTCATGATCCTGTTCCGCCGGTACGTCCTGCTGGAGGGCTGGGACAAGATCGCCGTTTACGTCCGGTTGTCCCGCAGCCAGATGTTCCAGCATCACAGCGCCGCCGTCCGCCAGCTGGATATCAAAAGTCCGGAGCAAACCGGAGCAGACCGGACTTGATAATACGGTCAACCCCTGCTAAAATTTAAACTGCCGAAGCCCGCAGGAAAGGTTTACTCCCTTCAATCCTGCGGGCTTTGTGCTGCCCGGCTGCGACAGGGGAACACACATTTACTCACCCAACAGCCTGAATGTACCAGCCGGGCAATCTTGAACATTCTCAGCCGTCCCATTCCGGGGCGGCTTTTGTTTTACCTGAACCATGAGAGGTGGTGACGTGTCCAACGAGAAGAATCTTATCCCGTTCAACAAGCGAACGGAGAGCGAACAGAGAGAAATCGCCCAGCAGGGCGGCATTGCGTCCGGCAAGGCACGCCGCCGCAAACGTAGCATGAAGGAAGCCGCCGACTATTACCTCAGCCTGCCGGAGACCGACCGCCGCCGGGTGAACGCCCTGCTGCGGGACGAGGTGGAGCCTGAGGACGTGGACAACCAGATGAGCGTGGTCATGGGCATGGCCGAAGCCGCCAAGCGCGGCGATGCCCGCGCCGCCGGGGTGTTGCTGAAGATGCTGGGCGAGGAAGTCCCGCAGGAGGATCCCGGTGCCGACACGCTGAAAAATGCCCGCAAGCTGCTGGGAGGAATCGACAGTGCCATTGACTGAGTATCAGCAGGAGTTTCTCCGCAACTGCTCCCACCGCTGGAACATCAAGACCGGTGCCACACGCTCCGGCAAGACCTATCTGGACTGTGCTGTCACCATCCCGCAGCGCATCCTTGCGGCCCGGGACGAGGGCCTGCTGGTCATGCTTGGCAACACCCTCGGCACGCTGGAACGCAACGTTCTGGAACCCATGCGGGCCCTCTGGGGGCCGGATCTGGTGGGCGTCGTGCGCACCTCGGCGTCCGGCAACATCGTGCAGCTGTTCGGCCGCAAGGTGTATGTCCTCGGTGCCGACAACAAAAAGCACATTGCCCGCATCCAGGGCGCGGCCTTTGAGTATGCCTACGGCGACGAGATCACCACCTGGGACGAGGGCGTGTTCCAGATGCTGAAAAGCCGTCTGTCCTGCCCGCACTCCCATTTTGACGGCACCTGCAACCCGGAAAATCCGCAGCACTGGTTCAAACGCTTTCTGGACAGCGACGCCGACATCTATTGTCAGGCCTACACCATCGACGACAACCCCACCCTGCCGCCGGAGTTCGTGGCCCAGCTGAAAAAGGAGTACACCGGTACGGTGTACTACAACCGGTTCATTCTGGGGCAGTGGGCTGCGGCGGGCGGCATCATCTACCAGCCCTTCGCCGACAGCCTTGCCGAGGGCGGAGACCGCCGGTTCCTCTGGCCTGCAGACAAGCCCTGCAAGCCGTGGCGCGTCCACATCGGGGTGGACTTCGGCGGCAACGGTTCACAGCACGCCTTTGTGGCAACGGGCATTTTGCCGTACTATGCCGGCGTCGTGGGGCTGGCATCCCAGCGGGTAGACCCCCGCAACCAGGATGCCGACTACCTGGCCAACCAATTGCTCACCTTCTGCCTGGCCGTGTTCGCACGGTACGGCGAGATCCATTACATGTTCTGTGACAGCGCCGAGCAGACCCTCATCAACCACATCCGCACCCGGCTGCGGGCCTCTAAACTGTACTGGCTGGCCGACCGGGTGAACAACTCTGCCAAGATCACCATCCTTGACCGCATCCGCCTGACGTCCATCCTCATGGGCGGCGGGCGGTTCTGGTATATGCCCGAAGCCGCCACCCTCCGGGATGCACTGGCCACCGCCCTGTGGAGCCAGAAGCACCCCGGCATCGACGAACGTCTGGACGACGGCACCACCGACATTGACACACTGGATGCGTTCGAGTACACCATTGAGCGCGACTACAGGAGACTGACTGCACGATGAACGTCATTGCTTTTATCGAATATCTGAACAAAACGAAGAATCTGCAGCTGGATCCGTCCTACTACAGTAGCATTGAAACGTGGCGGCAGTGGTGGCAGGGCAACGTGCCCGGCGTGCACAATATCCGCATCCGGCGCGAGGACGGCGACCACACCCGCCGCCGGGCTTCGCTGCGGATGCCCAAGCACGTTTGTGAGGACTGGGCAAACCTGCTGCTCAACGACAAGACCACCTTCCAGATCGGGGACGCGGCCACTGCTGCCTATCTGCTGGGCAGCGACGAGCAGCAGACCGGCGGGCTTCTGCGGCAGCTGCATTTCTGGCCCAACGCCAACCAACTGGTGGAAAAGGCCTACTGGTCCGGCACCGGCGCGTTCGTGCTGAGCGTGGAGGGCGTCCGGGGCAAAAACGGTACGCTGGAAGCAGACCCGGATGCCCGCATCCGGCTGGACTACGACCCTGCGTCCTGCATCCTTCCGCTGCGGGTGGAGCGGGGCGTGGTCACCGAAGCGGCGTTTATCTCCGAGTGCCTTATGGACGGCAAGCCCTGCGCCTATCTGCAGACCCACACCGTGGAGGGCACAAAGCGCACCGTCCGCAACGAGTGGTTTGCCATTTCCGAGGGACCGGACGGCGCGCCGGTGTTCACCCCGCGCAAGGCCCCGCCGGGCATGGTGGAGAGCCTGACCGTGGACGGCTCCCCGGCATGGTTTGCCCTGTTCAGCCCGGCGGCGCTCAAGAACATTGACACCGGCATGGGGCTGGGCATGAGCGTCTTTGCCGAGGCACTGGACGCCGCCCAGGGCGTTGACCTGGCCTTTGACAACTACCGGCAGGATTTGTACCTCGGTGGAAAGAAGATTTTCTACGACCGCAGCCTGTGCAAGGTGGTCATCGGCGATGACGGCAAGCCCCGGTACATCCCGCCCGATGACCTGAGCACCCAGCAGTTCTTCTCCCTGCCCGGTCGCGAGGGCAGTCTGGATCAGTCCCCGGAGTGGCACGAGTACAACCCCGACCTGCGCACCGAGCAGAATCACCAGGCGGTGCAGGACATGCTGAACCTGATGAGCTTCAAGTGCGGGCTTGGCTGCCACCGCTACAGCTTCGAGAACGGCACCGTGGCCACCGCAACCGAGTACACCGGCAGCCGTCAGGATCTTGTGCAGAACGCCAACAAGAACCAGATCCCCATTGAGAACGCGCTGATCGGCATCCTGCGGGCCATCCTGTGGGCGGCAAAAAATCTGCTGGGCGCGGACGTGGACCCGGACACCAGCATTTCCGTCAACTGGGATGACAGCTATATCATCAGCCAGCAGGAACGCACCGCCCAGCTGCGTGAGGATGCACTGGCTGGCCTTGTGCCCCGCTGCAGATACCTCGCCGCCCGCTATGGCCTGAGCGAGGCCGAAGCCCACCGGTGGACGGAAGAAGCCAAAGCCGACAGCCAGACGGACGAAGTCCTCACCTTTGGCGGGGGTGCCTGATGCTGCCGCCGTCTACCCTCGACCGCATGCCGGACGCCTTTGTGGAGCTCTGGCAGGGCGTCGAGGACGAGATCCTGAAGGACGTTGCCCGGCGGATATCCAAGACCGGCACCCTGACCCCCACGGCAAACTGGCAGCTGTGGCGCTACCAGCAGACTGAAGCCCTGCGCAGCGATGTGGTGACGCTGCTGGCAAAGTACAGCGGCAAGAGCGACGCCGCCATCCGGCAGCTGCTTTTGCAGGCCGCCACCGAAGCCATGGAGCGGGAGGACGCCATCTATTACCACTATGGAATGGAACCAACGCCCTTCGAAGAGAGCGCCGCGCTGAACAATCTGCTGGACGCCGGAGCACGCCAGACAGCGGGCACCTGGAAGAACCTGACCGCCACCACGGCCAACACCGTGACAGGCCAGTTTGAACGCACGCTGGACGCCGCATGGGCCAAGGTGAGCACCGGTGCCTTCGACTACAAAACCGCCGTCAAACAGGCCGTGGACGGCCTTGCAGACGGCATGAAGTTCGTCACCTACCCGACTGGCCATCAGGACAGCATCGAGGTGGCCGCCCGGCGTGCCATCCTGACCGGCGTCAACCAGACCGCAGGCAAGCTGCAGGTGGCCCGCGCTGATGAGATGGGCGTGGAGTTCTTCGAGACCACCGCCCACGGCGGAGCCAGACCCAGCCACGCCGAGTGGCAGGGCAGGCAGTTCCACCGGGGCGGGGCCGTGGATTACAAGGGCAAACACTACCCGGACTTCGAGGCCGCCACCGGCTACGGTACCGGAGCAGGGCTGTGCGGCTGGAACTGCCGTCACACCTTCTTTTCCATCTTCCCGGAGCTGGGCCCCGCACCCGCCTGGACACAGGCAGACCTGGAAGCCCTCAACGCCCGGAACATCGAGTACAACGGGAAGAAATATACCCGGTACGAGATCAACCAGATGCAGCGTGCCAGAGAACGCAATGTGCGCAGGTGGAAGAAACGGTATCTCGCCGAGACGGCAGCCGGGGTGGACCCCACCGACAGCGCGGTGAAGCTCCGGCAGGCCCGTCAGGAGCTGGCTGGCTTTATCACCGCCACCGGCGGCAGGGCCGACAGTGCCCGCACCAGCGTTCCGAAGTTCGGCAGGAGTGAGGCGGGAAAGGCCAACTATACAGCCCGAAAGCAGGAACGTTTCGATGCAGCAAACAAGGAGTTGCAGCAGCTGCGTGATAATGGTACAATAAAATCGACCGGTAAACTGATTGAATCGCCCTCTGCCCCGAATGAACTTATTGTTAATCGTGACCATGTTTTCCAACGCATGATAGAGCGCAAAATGACTTTGGCTGATTGTGACAAAATCATTTCGGCTTCGAAGGTTGCACTTTCGCAATGGAACGGTGGTCAGATAGTTTATTATTCTGAGCAGGGTTTCGTTGCCGTCCGATCTAACGGTGTTATTTCTACTCTTGGGCCATTGGATGATGGCGGCAAAAAATTGATGGAGGTGGTTGAGAAGCATGGAATTCCACATTAGCACCGATGTAAAACTTGAAGAATGGTTTTGTCCCATCTACAACCGTAAAATCGACTGTGGCTTATGCTTCGATGTCTCTAATATCGGGAACGACAGCCTTTGCTTAACCGGTGATGATAAACCACCTTGCAGTTGGGACAAAGCCCACAAGATCTGTCTCGGTTGCCACGTTTACAAGGAAATGGGCGAATAAGTTACCAACCACGATGCACCCGCACCGTGGTTTTTTGTTGCCCAAAACAGAAAGGAAAGCATCATGAAAAAGATTCTTCTCGCCCTTGCGCTGGCCGCATCCATTCTGCTGTGTGGCTGTTCCAGCGAAGCCGAAAAGGCCAACTACAACATCTCCAAGCAGGCTGATTACTTCGAGAGTGAGCGCAAGATCACTGTCTACAACGCCCGCACCGACAAGGTGATCATGGAAGCCGAGGGCTACATGTCCATCGCCAACAACTCAAACAATGAGCTTGTCTGCACGGTGAAGGTCGGCCCGGATTCCTACCGCAAGAACTACATCTATCTGAACGACTACACCATGTATGTGGTGGAGGACATCACCGGCACTCATACCGACCCCTACCACTACAAGCTCTATTTCCACACGGACGTACTGCCGAGCGTAGAGGTCAAGCCGTAACCCACCCCAAGCCATTCAAAGCACCGTGCAAAAGCATGGTGCTTTTTTCATGCCGTCTTAGCTCATTCGGGAAGAGCACCGGTCTCCAAAACCGGAAGCGGGAGGTTCGATGCCTCCAGACGGTGCCACGCAGCGGGCGGTGCGTACCCCGCCCAAGACCGAATACTGACAGAGAACAGTGTAAAAAACTGTGGTCACACCCAACGAAAGGAGTTTCCACCATGAAACGCGAAGATGTGAAGAACAAGATCCCCGGCATCACCGACGAGCAGCTGAACTGGCTCATGCAGGAGAACGGCGCGGACATCAACCGGGAGAAATCCGCCGCCACCGCCCTGCAGACCCAGCTGACCGCCGCACAGACCCAGCTCAAGACCGCACAGGACGGCCTTGCCGCCTTTGACGGCAAGAAGAAACCGGAGGAATACGAGGCCGAGCTGGCCAAGCTGCAGGCCGACCTGAAAGCACAGGCCGATGGCTTTGCCTTTGACAACGCCCTCGACACCGCCATCCTCGGCAAGAAAGGCCGCAGCGTCAAGGCTGTGCGTGCCCTGCTGGACGTGGACAGCCTGAAGGGCTCTGCCGACCGCTCTGCCGACATCGCCAAGGCGCTGGACGAAGCCGCCAAAGCAAACCCGTGGGCGTTCGGTGAGGACGCGGGGCAGACCAGCGCGGGCACCTACTCCACCGGTGCTGCCCACGGCGACCCCATGCACGGCGAGGACGACACCGACCCGGTGGAAGCTGCCTTTAAAACCCTGAATCCCACCATCAAACTGTAAGAAAGGACAAGAAACTATGCCTCATACCGCAAGAGAACGTTATTCTGAACTGGTGGACGCCAAGCTGCGCGCGACCATCGTCAAGCGCGTGGGCGTCATCTGCAACAACCGCTACGAGGGCACCCCCAAGGCGGGCGCTGTCAAGGTGCCTGTGCGCGACACCGAGGTTGCTGTGGCCGACTACAACAAGAAGACCGGCTCCACCATGACCCACGGCGACACCAGCTATTTGACCGTGACCATCGACAAGGACAAGGCCGTGAACGAGCTGATCGACGGCTTTGACGCCGAGAGCGTGCCCGGCAAACTGGTGGCCGACCGTCTGGACAGCGCCGGTTGCGCGCTGGCTCTGCAGATGGAAAAGGACGCCTCTGAAGAGCTGACTACCGGCGGCACCGCGCTGGCCGACACCGCCGCCCTGACCAAGGCCACCGTTTACGAGAAGATCGTGGACGCCCGCACCCAGCTGTCCAACGCCTACGTCCCCACGGACGGCCGTTTCCTGCTGGTCTCCCCGGACGTTTACGCTCTGCTGCTCAAGAGCCCGGAGTTCATCAAGGCGTCCGACCTGGGCGACGCCGTGGTGCAGACCGGCGCTGTGGGCCGTGTGGCGGGCTTCAACGTGTTCGAGGATACCACCCTGGGCGACAAGGTGGACTTCGTGGCCGGTCATCCCAACTGGTTTACCCGTGTCGAGGAGTGGACCGAGCCGGTGGCCGTGAACGACCTGAAGGGCAGCGGCACCTATATCGGTGCCTGTGCCGTGCAGGGCCGCAAGGTGTACGCCCACAAGGTGACCAAGGCTGCCGCCATCCTCGTCAAGAAGCACGCCTAAGGAAAGGAGCCGCCATGCGGTACTGTACCTATGACGAATACCAAGCGGCGGGCGGTACGGTGCCGGAAGCGGCCTTCGAGGTGCTGTGCAGCCGGGCGTCCCGCCTAATCGACAGCGCCACCTTTGGCCGGGCAGAAGCCCACGCCGCCGAGTGCGAGGACTGCCGCCAGATGCTGGCAGATGCCTGCGCTCAGATCGTGGATCTGTTTGCCGCACAGGCCGCCGTGGGCGCGGTTCCTGGTGCGGCAAGCGCCTCCAACGACGGCTACAGTGTGAGCTTCTCGGCAAACAGCAGCCTGTCCGCAGCGGTGCGAACCGAAGCGTGGCATGTGCTGGAAAGCGCCCTTGGCGCAGACCCGCACGGCCTGCTGTACAGGGGGTGTTTCTGATGCAGACAGCCGTCACCGTGGTCAACCTCATCCACGACACCAAAAACGAGACAGACACGCCGGTGTGCTGGCCCTTCCCGGTCTGCAGCTGGCGGGAATGCCGCTCCACCTCTGGCAATGGCACCGCCAAGGACCCCCAGCGCAACACCCATGTGCGCATCCCGGCGGGTGTGTGCACGCAGGGGTATCTGCCCTATGCACAGTGGGCGGCTCTCTCCGCTGCGGAAAAGGAAAAGCACTGGACCCTGAAACGCGGCTGGAAGCTGGTGCAGGGCGCGGTGCGCACCCTGACCGCCGAAGAATACGCCCACCTCGAAAAAACGCACCTGTGCTGCACCGTATCGGCCATCTCGGATAACCGGGAACCGCTGCTGCCGCACTGGCATGTGGAAGGGAGCTGATCGCATGAGCGCACCGGTTTTTGATTTTAAGATCACCTTCCGGCCCGGCTTTCAGGCCGACATGGATGCGCGGTTCGCAAAGCTGCAGTTTGCCTTTTCACAGAAAGTGGCGGCAACGGTAGACCCCTATGTGCCCTTTGACACCGGCACGCTGAAGAACAGCGTGAATCAGGCATCCGACTTCAAGGAAGGTCTGCTGGTGTACAATACGCCCTATGCCCGCAGGCAGTATTATCTGCATGAACAGGGCAAGGGTCTGCATGGGGAAAACGGCCTGCGCGGCTCCTACTGGGGCCAGCGGGCCATTGCCGACCACAAGGACGAGCTGGAAAAGTTCGCCCACAATGCCGCAAAGCAGTTTCTGGGAGGGAACAAATGAGCGAGACCGTAAAGCCCACCATTGCCGCGTTGCGGGCGTGGCTCAAGACCTGCCCGCTCATCGCGGAGGAGCAGGAGGCTACCGGCGCGGCCTTCCGGGTCGCGGGTCTGGATGAGGACGCCACCGCCTTTTCCATCGAGGACAGCCCCGGTGACCCGATGCTCACCGAGTATTTCTCCGGCCGGGACATGGCAAAGAACTACCTCTTTTTGTCCCGCCGGGAGTACGGCGAGGCGGACGTGCTCACCGTGCAGAACAGCGGCTTTTTTGAGCAGCTCACCGACTGGGTGATGGCGCAAAACGACTGCCACCATCTCCCCGCGATCGAAGCGCCCCGCCAGCCCCTCGGCGTGTCCGTCACCTCCACCGGCTACATCGTCACCAGCAGCGCGGGCAGCTGCCGGATGCAGATGCAGCTGCGCCTGACCTATTATCAGCCCAAATGAAAGGAGTTTTGCTATGACCGTAGCAGAAGCCATTACCAAGTCCGGCATCACGCCCATCGCGTCCTATACCGGCATTGAGACGGCAGATGACTTTGTCTTTGCCATCCAGACCGAGAGCGCCAAGCAGACCAAGGAATCCGCCTGGATCGTCTGCGCCGACCACGTCAAGGAGCACAGCGGTGCGCTGAACGCCTCCACCAACTCCGACACCTTCATCCGCACCGGCCCCACCGACACCAAGAGCGCCACCCAGCGCACCCTGTCGGTCAACGGCAACCGCTGCGTCGGCGATGCGTTCCAGGATTTCCTGCTCTCCCACAAGATCAAGTACGGCACCGGCAGCGATGTCGTTGTGCCGTACATCTATTTCAGCCTGCGCACCGGCAAGGGCGAGAAGGGCACCTGCACCCTGATCGTGACCAGCGACGTGGGCGGCTCCGCCGGTTCTCCGGCCACCTTTGCCTGCGACGTCAAGGGCATTGGCATCCCGGACGAGTTCGACTATACCTCCGCCGCTGGCTGATTTCCCCCGCAGCTTTCCCCGTTCCGCCCGGAGCGGGGATTTTTTATGCCGTGAAACAGGTTTCTCCGGGGCAGCACCGGAGCACGGCCCAACGAAAGGAGCCAGAATATGGTTATTTGTGGACAGACATTTGATTTTTCGCCGCTGAACGCCAACGACATTGAGCGGCTGGAAACGGCCAACGAAAAGATGCAGCGTGCCGGAGAATCCGAGCTTGAGCAGTTCCGGCGCGGCGGGGTGCGCATCTGCGACCATATGCGTGCACAGGCGCGTCTCGTCATGAACTGCCTTGACGAGGTGCTGGGTGCCGGTGCGTCCGACCGTCTGGGCCTGGACGAGAACGACACCGCGCCCATTTACGACGCGATGAACGAGCTGTTTGCCGCCATGGACGCCGAGCAGAAGCGCTACTCCGACCGCATCCCCAAGCCTCAGCAGCCCATGAACCGGGAGCAGCGCCGGGCGCAGAAGAAAGCACAGCAGCGCACCCAGACGGCGGGCCGCATCGTCAACAGCCAGCCTGTGAGCTTCCCGCAGCCCGCTGCCGCCCGGATGGTGGAACGGGTGGACAAGGCACGTCACGGGAACCCCGCAGACGCCGCGCTCAAGCTGGCAGACGCCCGTGCTGCCGTGGACGCCCTGAAGGACGACCCGGTGGCCATGCAGCAGCTGGCCGACTGCGCCCTGAAGATCGCAGCGGAGCGCCATGTCTGACCTGCTGACGGACGCCCTGCCCACCGTATGGCACGGCAGGCGCATTGACCCGGACTTCCGGCACATGGTGCGGCTGTCCGCTGCTTACAGCCACGGAGAGGTCGAGGCTGACCCGGTGGCCTTTGCCCTGCAGCTGTGTGGGCAGTTCTACACCGAGCGTTTTTCGCCCTCCGACCTGCAGGAAAAATACAGCTGGCTCATCGAGTTTTACTGCGCCGGAGAACAGGCCGCAGAGCCAGCAGCGGCAAAGCCTGCCAGCGGCCACGACACCGGCCCGGCGTTCGACTACCGGTGCGACGCGCCCTACATCGTAGCGGCGTTCCAGCAGGCCTACGGCATCGACCTGACCCGCGAGAAGCTGCACTGGTTCCGGTTCCGGGCGCTGTTTGCCGCCCTGCCGGAAGATACCCTCATGGCCAAGATCATGGGCTGGCGCAGCGCCGACCTTGCCGATTACGAGGGCAGTATGCGGGAGCATTACGCCGCGCTGAAAGAGCGCTTTGCCCTGCCTGCATCTTTGAGAGGAGATGCCGCCGTTGCCCAGACCGTTGCCGAACACGATGCGGCATTCCTGGCCCGCTTCCGGCACTGAGCGGGTGCCGGTGCCCTGCCCCTACTGCGGCAGGCCCCTGCCCGTGTGGGCGGTATGCACGGCCGCGGCATCCGGCGTGTGGGTCAAATGCAAAAACCCCTCCTGCAAACGGGAGGTAGAGATCAAACTGTAAAGCCTGTGCCCTTGTGCCCGCGCTCTGAATGAGAGGTGGACACATTGGGTTTTGACTTTTCCATCTTTGGCAATACAAAGCTGGACACCAGCGGCGTGACCAAGGGCATAAGCAGCATGACGGTAGCCGCCGGTAATCTCATTGCGGATTTTGTCAAGTCTGCAGGTAGTCAGCTGGCCGGAATTGCAAAATCAGCGGTCAGCATCGGCTCGGCATTTGAAACGTCCCTTGCAAAGGTTACCACCATTGCGGACACCAGCAAGCTGTCTACGCAGCAGCTCAGTGACCAAATCACCGCCATGTCCAGCAAGATGGGCGTTGCTGCGTCGGACATCGCAGAGGCAACCTATCAGGCCATCAGTGCAGGACAGGACACTTCCAATGCCGTAGCCTTTGCCGGGCAGGCTTCCAAGTTGGCGGCTGCCGGTTTTACATCCAGCAGTTCGGCGGTTGATATCCTCACCACGGCCCTGAACGCATACGGAATGAGCGCCGATCAGGCCACCCATGTGTCGGATGTGCTGCTGACTACCCAGAACCTCGGCAAAACCAGCGTGGACGAGCTGTCCGCCAGCATGGGCAAGGTGATCCCACTGGCCGCCGCCTACGGTGTCAGCGTGGAAAACCTGTCCAGCGGTCTGGCAGTCATGACGGCCAACGGTATCGCAACCGCCGAAGCCACCACCTACACCAAGTCCATGCTCAACGAGCTGGGCGATTCCGGTTCCACGGTGGGCAAAATCCTGCAGAAGCAGACCGGTAAGAGCTTTGCCCAGCTGAACGCTGAGGGCAAGAGCCTTGGCGACGTGCTCCAGATCCTGTACAACAGCGTGGGCGGCAACAGTACCGCATTTGCAGGCCTGTGGTCCAGCGTGGAAGCTGGCACCGGTGCCCTCTCGCTGGCATCCGGCGGTGCGGACAAGTTCAACAGCGTTCTGGCCCAGATGCAGGACAGCGCAGGCGCAACCGAAGCCGCCTACGAGACCATGACCGACACCTTCCAGCACAAGGTGGAGAGCCTGCAGACACTTGCCGAGAACCTCGGCATTAGCCTGTACAACTCCATGGAAGGATCCCTGTCGGACGTGGCGCAGTGGGGCATCGACTGTCTGACCCAGCTTTCTACCGCCCTGACCGAGGGCGGGCCGGAAGCCATGATGCAGGCGGCGGGCGAGATTCTGTCCGACCTCGCGTCCGGCATCGCGGAGCAGCTACCGGGGCTGATGACCACCGGCGTGGAGATCATCACCCAGCTGGCCGAGGACATTGTGGCAGCTACACCGGCGATGCTGGACACAGCAGCCGAAGTGCTGGGCGCTCTGGTGCATGGCATCATTGACGCCATCCCGGACCTGATCACCAGCGCCACCGAGGTGGTCACCGGATTTGTGGACTACCTCGGCGACAACGCGGACGCTATTGTGGACGCCGGTGTGCAGCTTATGGAGAGCCTTGTCACCGGCATTGCAAACAACCTGCCCGCGCTCATTACCAGTGCCGCCGGACTGATTGCCAAATTTGCCGCCGCTTTGATCGAGCACCTGCCGGACATCCTCTCGTGCGGTGCCGAGCTTCTGGCCGCCCTGGCACAGGGTATCGTCCGCAGCCTCGAAAATCTGGCTGAAGCCGCCCTGGCCTGCATCGCCAAGCTGATCGGCGTGTGGGACGGCAGCATGGACGAGTGGGGCCACATCGGCGAGAACATCGTCCAGGGCATCATCAACGGCATTGCGGGGCTATGGGGCAAGCTGACCTCGTGGGTCAGCGGCCTGATCGCCAATCTGGTGGGCACGGCCAGCGCAGCCGCCGTGGATGGCATCACCCAGAGCACCGGCAGCACGACCCCCACCCGTAAGAGCAGCACGGTCACGGATGATGACCGCAAGCGCCGTCAGGATCTGCACAACCAGCGCATCCAGCAGGCCAAAGAGGAGGCCGCAGCGGCCAAGGCAGCAGCCGCCACTATCACCAAGTCCGCCAGTTCTGCCGCCGCTGCCGTGAACACCTCCGGCAAAAAAGCGGCCTCCAGCGCAAAGCAGACCACCGCCGAAGTGGTCAAGTCCATCTCGGACACCACGACCGAGATCGACGGCAAGATCACCCGCACCACTGAAAACATCACCGAGACTTTGTCCAACGGCAAGACCCAGCAAAAACAGGTCATCACCGAGACGTCCCGCCAGATGGTGGAGGGCGTGCTCAAGGACATCAAGACCATCACCGAGGTGGACGAAAAGGGCAAAAAGACCGTCAAGCAGACCATGGAGACGGTGCGAGAGGTGGCAAAGACCGTCACGGCCACCACCTCCGGCGTCGTGGACGGCATCCAGACCAGCACCAAGACGGTGACCGAGACCCTGACCGACGGCACCGAGACCCAGAAAAAGGTCGTCACCGAGACCTACGACGATGTGGTGGATGGTGCCCTCGTCACCGTGGAGCGGGTCAAGACCATCGCCGCCGACGGCACCGAAGAGGTGGCCGAGACCATCAAAGAGTCATCCATCAAGAGCTTCGACGACCTGTGGAAGGAGCTGCAGACCCACGCCAACACCGGCCTGCTGGGCACCTTTGATGACCTCTACACCGCCGTCAAGAACAAGGACTGGAAGTCCATCGGCCTGTGGGCGGCAAACGCCATTTACGGCGGCCTGACCGCCGAGCAGAAAAAGCAGGTCAACGACTTTGCCCTCGGTCTGGTGGACAAGCTCAACGAAGCCCTGGGCAATGCTCAGACGGCCCTTGTGCAGAAGGGCATCGACATCGGTGCCCAGATCTGCAAGGGGCTGACCTCCGGTTTTGGCGAGGTGTGGACGCAGGCCAAGACCCTCGGCACCCAGCTCACAGGCATCTTTAAGGGACTGAAAGCCCCCTTGAGCAGCGCCGCACTGGCCATCAGCCAGGGCCTGTCCGGCGGTCTGCTGTCCAGCTTCCCGGCCATCTACGCGGGCGTGGGCACCATGGTGGGCACCATCGGTGCGGCCTTTGAGGGCATGATGACTGCCATCGCCTCCGCCCTGAATGCAACGGTTTTCGGCATCCCCATGGGCGTGATCGTAGCCGGTGCAGCCGTGGCGCTGGGCGTGGCCATCGCGGCCATCTGCGCAAGCCTCGGTGCCTCCAAAAAGAGCCCGCCCAGCACCGGCGGGGGCAGCGCTTCCGGCGGGTCTGGTTCCGGCGGCATCAGCGGAGATATCGACATCTCCACCGGCACCGGCAGCCTGGAGGACGCCATCAACGCCAACACCAAGGCGCTGGAAAAGACCAACGCCGCCCTTGCCGACATGATCCGGCAGGCGGGCAGTCTGGTGCTGTCGGACAATATGCGGATTGGCAGCACCGTGGCTGCGTCCGGCACGGCCCGTGTGGCCGCAGCCGCCAACAACTACCACCGCGAGGGCGACACCAACATCACCCAGAACATCTACAGCAAGGCCCAGACGGCGGCTGACCTCCAGCGGGAAGCCCGTTGGGAAGCCGACCGCGCCAAGGCGCAGAGACGATGAAAGGAGGACACCCATGCTTTTTAAGGATCACTTGAAGCTGGTCACAGATGCCGGTGCCGTCCTGCATCTGGGCTGGGACTACGACGCGCCCTATAACCTCGACCCGCTCAACGGCGTGGATGTGGACATCCAGACCGCGCAGGGCATCAACCAGACCGGCACCACCGTCGAGCGGCAGAGCGTGGCAGGCGTGTCCCGTACTCTGTCGGTGGTGTTCTGGGGCGGCCATGCCCTCGACAATGCCCGCAATTTTGCCCGCAAACTGCCCTACTACACCACCGGCACGATGTACTTCGGGGACGCATACTTCACCCGCTTTGTGGTGCAGAAAACGCCCTACTTTTCCAGCTACACCGAGCCGCGCTGTGAACTGATGCTGTACAGCCCCAAGCCCTACTGGTACGGCCTGACCGCCACAGCCCGCGTGCTGGGCGGCTACCAGCCCGCGTTCAGCTTCCCGGTCTGCTACGACAGTCACACCTACGGCATCCGGCAGGACGGCGAGGCGGCAGTGCTGCGCAACCCCGGCAGCCTGCCGGTGCCCTTTACGGCAACCCTGCGCAGCACCATGCCGGTGGAGCACCCGCGCGTGGTAGACCTGCGCACCGGGGCCTTTATCGGCTTTGACCTGACCTTACAGGACGGCGACCGGCTGGAGATCTACCGCAGTATCACCGACCGGCTGGCCTGCAGCCTGACCCGTGCGGGCAAGACCAGCAACATCTTCTCTAAGCTGGACGAGGACAGCACCCTGACCGAGCTGCAGCCCGGTGACAACATCCTGAGCATGCAGGCCGACAGCGGCGCGGCCTACTTGCAGGCATCCGTGAGCTTTTACCCGATGGAGGCCGGTATTTTGCCGGAACCGCTATGAGACTGGACGTTTTAGAGGCCGACACCCTTGTCCGTGTGGGCTGGGTGGACGTGTGGGTGTCCCTCTACTGGGACAGCCCGTATTACTCTGAGGGCGGCTTTACCTTGGAGGTAAGGCCCACCACCGAGAATTTGCAGCTGCTGACCGAGGGCCGGTGGCTGGCGCGCAGCGACGAGACGCCCCGCATTCCGATGCGGATCTGCGGCAGGGCCAACCAGAACGAGGACGCAAACCTCGTGGTGAGCGGCTACCCGGCCACCTGGATCCTGACCAAAAGGGTCTCCGCTGCACCCATCAAGGGCCAGAACGCTGAGGCCGCCATGCGCAGCCTTGTGGCGGCGGCAGACCCGTGGCCACGCCTGGAGCTTGGCACCGAGTACGGCTTCGACACCGTGTTCGACAAGCAGACCTCCGGCGGCAGCGTGTTCGACTACTGCCAGACCATCGGGCAGGCGTGCGACCTCGGGTTCCGGGTGATTCTGGACGGCACCGGCAGCGACAAAAAGCTGCTGTTCGAGTGCTTCCGGCCCACCTTCGACCCCAACAACCGGTACAGCCCCAAGTGGGGCAACCTGCTCAACGCCGGATGGTCCTTTGCCGACACCGACTACGCCAACGTAGCCCTTGTGCAGGGGGCCGGTGAGGGCGACCAGCGGGCCACCTGCTGGGTGGGCGATGTAGACAGCACCGGATCCGACCGGCGGGAGATCTACATCGACGCCCGCGACATCCAGCCCGACAAGGAAAAGGGCGAGACCACCGCCAGCCAGTCTTACCTCGCCAAGTTGGCCGACCGTGGTGGGCAGAAACTGCTGGCCCAGCTGCGCACCGGAAGCATCGAGTTTGACGTGGACGATGACACGCTGGCCGTGGGCGACGTGCTGCGCGTCAGCCTGCCACAGCTGGGCTACACCGCCATGGTGCGGGTGGCCGACATCATCACCGAGAGCCAGTCCAGCGGCACCACCCGGACCATCCGGCTGGGCACGCCGAGCTGGCACAAGACGTAAAGGAGGGCTTATGGCCGATATCATCACCTACCCGGAAAACGGCATCCAGTACTACGCCGACGACGCTTCCGGGTATCTTGCCACCCGCCTGAGCGGCGTATACAGCGCCGACGAGGACTTTGCCGTGACCGCAAACGGCGACCTGACCGTGACCGTCAGCGCCGGGCAGGCGTGGGTGCGCCCGAGCCGGTTCCGTGGCCGCAGCATCATCATGGAGCAGCCGGAGACGGTCACCCTGACCGCCGCCGACGCCGTGCGCAGCCGCATCGACCGGCTGGTGCTGCGCTACGACGCAGCCGCCAGAAAGACCAGCCTGACCGTGCTGACCGGCACCCCGGACAGCGCCAGCCCCACGGCACCGGAGATCACTCGCACCGCGCTGGTGTATGACCTGTGCCTGGCCGAGATCCGCCGCCCGGCGGGCAGCACCGAGATCACCACTGCCAACATCACCGACACCCGGGCCGACGAGGCCGTGTGCGGCGTCATGCGGGACGGCGTGACTGGCATCCCCACGGCGCAGTTGCAGGCGCAGGCGCTGGCCATAATGACCCAGTTGTCCACCGAGCTGCACACCAAACTCGATGCTCTGGACGCCGCCATCGCAGCGGTGGAGAGCGGCAGCTTTTACACCAAGAGCGAGGCGGACGCGAAATTCGGCACGCCTTACAGCCTGCCGCCCGCTACGGCAGACCAGCTGGGCGGCGTGAAGGTGGGCGACTATCTGGACATCGCTGCGGACGGCACCCTGAGCGGCAAGACCCTCAACGACAAGATCGCTGCCGCCGTGGCGGTAAAGTCGGAGCCCCGGCTGGTGTGGAACCACTACGAAGAAACCGGAAAAAGGTGGAAGACCTACGATATCAAAATGCCAGACGGCCTGGACTACGTGCACGTCAAGACGAAATATAACAGCCCTACCGGCGGGTACGGCGAGGAAGTAGACATTGCAAAAGGCAGCACCGCCAATCATAACTACGGAAACGGCACTGGAATTTTCGCATCCAACACGACTTTCCGGACAGACGGGACCCTGCACTTTGCAACAGAAACGTCGACCAGCGGCTACACCGTAGAGATCTGGCTCACCGGCTACCACTACCCCACTCTTGCCGAGCTGCTGACCGAGACGCAGGCCGCGCAGGCGGACACGGATGCCCTGGCGGTAGATCAGGAGTACCGCGTCGCCATGCTGGAACTGGGGCTGACCGACGACACTACCACTGACACAAGCACCACATAAGGAGGTAAACCTATGTTGTATCGTACCTGTAAACGCCTGATCGAGCGCGGCCAAACCGCTGGCCTTGCGGAAAAAATTGATGTTTTTTACGCCCTCGGCCGCATCACCGAGGCCGAGTACAAAGAGCTGACCGAGCTGCTGGAGACCAAGACCGGCAGCAAGAGCGAGGAGTGAGCCTATGGCAATCAAGCAATACAGCCTTGCCAAGGACGGCGCTAAACAGCTGTCCCCGGCCTTTAAGGTGCGGGAGTTCCGGTGCCGGGACGGCAGCGACGCCATCATGATCGACCAGACCCTCGTGGTGCTGCTGCAGGCCATCCGGGAGCACTTCGGCAAGGCGGTCACCATCACCAGCGGCTACCGCACCGGCACCCACAACACCGCCGTCGGCGGCTCCAAATCCAGCCAGCACCTGCTGGGCAAGGCGGCGGACATCCAGGTGGCGGGCGTGTCCGTCGAGGACGTGGCCGCCTACGCCGAAAGCCTGCTGCCGGACTGGGGCGGCGTGGGCCGCTACCCGGTCAAGGCAGGCCGCGCCAAGGGCTGGGTGCACGTTGACACCCGACCGAACAAAAGCAGATGGACGCAGTAAGGGGGTGATACCAATGGAGAGCATCATCTCAGCTATCCTTGCCGGTGCCGTGACCCTGATCGGAGTGCTGATCGCCAACAGCCGCAGTCAGGCCGTCACCGACACGAAGCTGGAGGAGCTGACCCGTGAGGTGCGGGAGCACAACAATTTCGCCCGCCGCGTGCCCATTTTGGAAGAGCAGATGAAGGTGGCCAACCACCGCATCTCTGATCTGGAAGCAAACGAACACGAGAGAGAAAGGAACTGACTATGAACGCACATATCACCAACACCAACCGCACCGTTTCCGCCGGCACCGTGGCCCGCACCGCCTGCCTGCTGCTGGCCCTGACCAACCAGATTCTGTCCGCCTGCGGCAAGCCCGTGCTGCCCATCGAGAGCGCCACCGTGGAGCAGCTGGTGACCGCTGGCATCACCACCGTGGCCGCGCTGGTGGCCTGGTGGCAGAACAACAGCTTCACCCAG